TCTCTTCCTGCGTTGGGTGGATTAAAACTACCGGGCAACTTAGCTGATATGTCAGGCTCAGTTAAAGACTTAATATCGGGGGGCAACTTTGCAGCTAATATGGCTGACAAAGTTACTGGTCCGTTAAGTGGATTACCAGTAGCAGACCAACTCAAGGGCACGGCAGCAGCGGCATTTAGTAAAGTCACCGAATCATTTAAATCTCTAGCTAAAGTAGGAGTTCCTCTTAATCTTACTGCAATTAAAGCAAAGAATGATGAAGAACAAGCTGCTGCGGAAACCAAAGATGATTCACCATCTGCTGCGCAGGTAGCAGCAAACGCATCATTAAATTCTAAGTTAACTTCTGCTTTGGGATTTGGCTCTGGCGGCGTATCTACCTCTCTGTTAGGCGGAATCGGAGACAAGATTAAATCCGCTACATCAGGTATAACTGATCCTAGTAAGTTAGTAGCATCAACTATGACTGCACTGAGCACAGCTACTAAGAGTTTTGGAGTAGACACTAGTGGATTGAGTAATCTTCCGGGAGGAGCATCAGCCGTATCTAACGTGATGAATTTAGGTCCGGTTGCTAAGGCTATTAGCGGTGATGTCACCTCAGCACTTTCAAGCAGCGGCGTCGATGGCCTTGTTGCAGGAGCAAATAAATTAGTGTCAGGTGCAATAGATATTCCTGGTCTGCCTAGTATACCTGGTATACCAAATATACCCGGCAGCGGAGATTTATCAAGTGCAATCGGCAAAATCACTGGATCGTTAGGAGGCTCAATGGGCGGCGTCACTGATGCATTGTCCGGTTTAAAATCTAAACTCGGAGCAACGGCCGGACTACAAGCTCTAGCCAGCACGGGTCTAGGTGCTAAGAGTATGGCATTATTGAGTAGTTCGATCAATTCAATTGGTGCAGGCGGCCCGGTAGAAGTTAAATTACCAACCGTAGCAAAAGACAGCTTTGACTTTGGTCCTATGATGGCACAAGCTAAGTCGTTGCTAGGAAATCCCAAGATTCCCGCATTGCCGTTTGGTACTATTCCCGCTGGATCATTCACTGCACCTACGTCAGCCCAAGTAGTAGCATACGACAAACTAAAGGCAGAATTATTAGTGCAAGAAGATTTACAGTGGGACCTCAGAAAGACATATTTAGATTTGAAACTGAAAAAGGGTCCCGACGATGCCGAGACAACAACTTCATATGCTTCGTGGCAAGATAATGTTAAGAAGATAGAGACTATTCGACAAGACATGACTAAAGCTGTGACATAAATACAGTATAGGAACTCATAATGGCATCATACATTGGATTCAGCACTAAAAACGTAAACAAAGTCAGAAACTTTGTTGGTACCGGCACCGAAGGTGGGTCTGCTTTGCTGCCTAATGCGCCGCGTTTTCAGATAGGTAACAAATTTAAACTTACCGACGAGCAACTTGTTATTGATGACTTCATCAATGCACTGAATATTCCCCAAGGACAGAAGCCAGGTAAACCGGGCTATGGTACTACGCTTTGGTCTTTCATTTTTGAACCAAATACAGTCGATGTAAGACAGGCACTTTCTAATGAAGTTAAGCGAGTTGCCCAACTAGATCCTAGAATTATTCTAAACACCTTAGAAGTTTTCGATCAGGATACTGGTATATTGATTGAGCTTGAGATGGCGGTAGCTCCGTTTAACAATGCACTGACCTTTAGTATATTCTTCGATCCGACAACAAATTCTGCATTTGGTAGTTAAAAACGCTACTTTTTAGTATGATAAATACTTAAAAGAGAAACAACTTATGGCTACAAGTTCAAGACAATCAAGTATCTTTGGTGTAAACGATTGGAAAACAATCTATAAAACATACAAACAAGCTGACTTTCAGAGTTACGATTACGAAACCCTTCGTAAAACGTTCGTAGATTACCTACGAAAAAACTATCCTGAAACGTTCAATGACTATGTAGAGTCTAGTGAATATGTTGCGTTATTAGACGTGATGGCTTTCATGGGGCAAGCACTTAGCTTCCGCAATGACTTAAACACCCGTGAGAACTTTATTGACACTGCCGAGCGTAGAGACAGTGTTATCAAATTAGCTAATTTGGTTGGGTACAATCCTAAGCGTAACAATGCAGGTCAAGGTTACATGAAGCTAACCTCAATTCTTACTACTGAGCAAGTTAAAGATATCAACGGGTTGAGTCTGAACAACTTGACTATTTTATGGAATGATCCTGCAAACCCAAATTGGCAAGAGCAGTTCAACAGTATCATTAACGCATCATTGATTGATACACAACGAGTAGGGCGTCCGGGCAACTCTAACACTATATTGAATGTGAAAACAGATGAATATAGTATCAGTATCCCTACGGGGGTTACATCAACTGCGCCATTCAATGCAACCGTTGATGGCGTTAATATGGATTTTGAATGCGTAAGTGTCACTAGTTTGAACTCTGACAGCCTATATGAATTACCACCGGGTCCTAACGGTAAATTCAACATAGTATATCGCAACGACAAGTTGGGGTATGGAAGTCCTAACACCGGGTTCTTTCTTTACTTCAAGCAAGGTTCACTAAGAACATACAATTTTAACTTGCTTGAGCAAATCAGTAGTCAAGTCGTTGACATTAACATTCAGGGTATCAATGACACTGACACCTGGTTATATAGCACAGACACTGCCACTTCGACTTTAATCGAGTGGACTAAGGTAGATAGCATCTATGCCAATAATAGTTCTCAAGTACTTACCACTAACAAAAAAGTGTTTAGTGTAACTTCTCGCTTCAATGACCAAGTAAGCTATGTGTTTGGTGACGGAGTGTTTGGCGAGCTTCCGATTGGTAACTTCACGTCATATGTGCGCGCCGGCAACGCATTGACTTACACAATCAATCCAGGTGAACTACAAGGTACTACAGTCAGCATTAACTACATCAGCCGCGTTGGTCGCGTAGAAACACTTACACTGACTATGGAACTAACTATGCCTGTAGCAAATGCTCAGGCGCGCGAGACTCTACAAAATATTAAACAACGTGCCCCGCAGCGGTACTATAGTCAAAATCGAATGGTCAACGGAGAAGACTATAACAACTTTCCGTATACCCTGTACGGATCAATCATTAAGAGCAAAGCTCTTAATCGTAGTAGTGTTGGTGTAAGTCGTAACTTTGACTTGTTAGATCCAAGCGCAAAGTACTCTAGTACAAACACCTTCAGCGATGACGGTGGTCTCTACCTAGTTGACAGTGACGGTTATACTACATTTTCTGCAAACACGACTAATGAGGTAGTAGCATTTCTTACTGAAACACTAAACAGTGAACTAAACAACCATCGTTCTTTTCAGTACTATACTCAGCACTATAGAAGATTCGTAGTGAATCAATCTTCTGGTGACGGCATAGTTACTTGGCACCAGTCTTCGTTCAATTCGCTTGAGTCAACTGGTTACTTTTTGCATAATGCAGACTCAGTGCCAATTGGGGTATACAGCACCGGCAATGTCAAGTACTTGACAGAGGGAGCACTATTAAAATTCACCGCGCCGAGCGGATACTACTTTGACCAAGACAACAGACTAATCGAGGGATTACCCACACCGGCGGATAGTACATTCATCTGGACTAGCGTTGCTAGCGTAACTGGCGACGGATGTAACAACGGACAGGGAAATCTAGGTAATGGATTTGGGCCAGTCGTGCTGAATAATCCTATACCAAACGGAGTAGTATTAGCTGAAGTATTGCCTTCGTTTACTAATCTGTTACCATCTGACGTTATTCAAGATTGTATCAATCAGATAACCTTGAATCAAAGTTTCACGTTGATATACAATAATACTCTGTTAGCAAATCAGACTCGCTGGATAGTAGATGCTTTTACTGCATCTAATTATTTTGTAAAGTTTGATAGCTTGGGTAGTAGTCGCTACATGGTAACGTACAAATCGCTGGCTTACTACTTTGGCAGTGTAGCCAATGTTCGTTTCACTTTCGATAAGAATAGTGTAATTTATGACCCATCTACTGGTAAACTACTTCAAGATTTTGTTAGTGTATTGAAATTGAACAGCCAACCCGATAGCAACTACCCTTTTGCTAAAGACAACAAACTCAGCGTTGTCGGTCAATTGGTCGAAAGTGATGGGTATGTAGATGACTATAGCGTAGAAATTTCAAGCACTGATCCAAACGTAGCAGGCGTTGTCAAAGATCCTGACTTCTTTTATGACTTGACTGGTTACTTGACCGGTAGTAAAAATACTTCACACTTTGTTTTCTTTGAAAGAATCACTGACATTAATTTACTGTCCAGATACCAAATGGCATCTAATCGAAACATTAATCATGCGTATGCTACTAAGGCAGAAATCTCATTGGTTCGTTACGAATATGCAGTAGGTCAAGTTTACTATGCAACTAGAGAAGATGCATTCTATCAATCTGTTACTGATTCTACTACGAAAAATATTGTTAACTTAGTTCAAATTAGTAATTATGTTGCTAAGATTGGTCGTCAAGGTCTTGCGTTTCAGTATAGGCACAATTCAAGCAATACGACTCGCATCGATCCGGCTACTACGAACATCATTGACTTGTACGTAGTAACACAGTCATACTATACTCAATATCAAAACTGGATCAAAGACACATCTAACAAATTGACAACACCTACGAGCCCAACTATCAATGAGTTAAATATAGCATACAGTGAAATTAATGATTACAAAATGTTAACTGACAGCGTGATTCTAAATAGTGTGCAGTTCAAACCATTGTTTGGCAATAAAGCAGAACCTCAGTTACGAGCTACTATTAAGGTTATCAAATCAAGCATGACAACTGCAAGTGACAGTGAAATACGTAGTGCGGTTTTAAGTCAAATGAATTCATATTTCAGTATAGATAATTGGAGCTTTGGTGATACTTTCTATTTCACTGAACTTAGTGCATACTTGCATTCTAAGATCGGTGATCTAGTAAACTCAGTAGTATTAGTCCCAAACGATCCTTCATTGTCGTTTGGTGACCTGTACGAAATTCGTAGTGCACCTTATGAGATTTTTGTTAATGCAGCACAGGCAACCGATATCATGGTTATCAGCGCATTGACCCCAGCCGAACTACAAACAAATTAATAGGTAACACAGAATGGCAACAAGAGTTAGAACAATTGATTTTCTACCAGAAATCTTCAAGACAGATACCAACAACCAGTTCTTATCCGCTACGCTAGATCAACTAGTACAGCCCCCTAATTTTAGTAAAATTCAAGGCTACGTAGGCAGTAAGTTTGGTTACGGCGTCAACGCGGCCGACGGGTATGTTGCTGAACCTACTAAGACTAGAAAAGACTATCAACTAGAACCTGCAGTTATTTTTAAAAAGAAAGACACACAAGTTGCAGTTGATGCAATAACTTATCCTGAATTAATTGATGCACTAAGTCTTGAGGGTGCAACTACTGCTAATCACCACAAGTTATTTACTAATGAGTTTTACTCTTGGGATAGCTTTGCAGACCTAGACAAACTTATAAACTATAGTCAGTATTACTGGTTGCCGCAAGGACCTGAGCCAGTCAATATCAGTGACTCTACTATTTACAAGAGCGGTGTATTTACTATGCTAACCAACAATTTAGTATATGATATCACTAGCGACTTGGTTACATTTGAGGTTAGTAATCCAACTATAACACTAGTTAGAGGTGGTTCATACCAATTTGTAGTAAATCAATCTACTCAGTTCTATATTCAAACTCAGCCTGGTTTAAGTGGATATGAAAAATTACGAACCAATATTAGTACACGCGAAGTCTACGGTGTAGATGTTAACGGGTTATCTGTCGGGACAGTGATATTCAATGTACCATTAGCCTCTGCTCAAGATGAGAATAACTATCCAGGGAACAACCCGATTGATTTAGTCACTGCATTGGCCCCTGGTGAAATACACGGTAAAAGATTAAGTGATCTTAAAAACATTGACGGTGTTTCTAGTCTAGATGGAAAGAGAATTTTATTCTCTGGCACCCAGCCCGGTGTACAAGCGTATTTGGGTGATTTCTACGGAGAGTACGGATTCGATGTAGATAATCCTAATCGGGTGGTACCTGTTTCAATAGAAGTAACACAAACCACCGGCGCAGTTACTGATTTTGACGAAGAAGATTTCGACAGTGATCCAATGAATTATACACGGCATGTCATTACTTGCGTGTCTACTAAAGACTTTCAAGTAAACAATGCCGTAACTTTTTCTGG